CTCACAGCCAAGAACCGCTTTGCTAAATCGTCAGTTTTTTAATGGCAGCCTTCCGAGTTTTCTTTCTACGTCACAAAACTGGGTTTTCCATGAAAATACAGCCGGCTTTTTCTTGTCTTCACGCCTTCTTCCCGTCGTTGTTGTTGCGGCGTAAAAAGCGACATCGACCCGAAGTGAATAAAAAAAACTCTCGACAGCGATTCAGACGATTTGTAAAAAAGCTCTTTCTCGCCTCAGAGAATCAAACGAGAATCAATATGAAGACAGCAAATTATTACACCTACATTCCAAAGCGTTTCGCCACTGACGACGTGAGAATCAACCGCATCCGACAATTCATCTACGACTTTAAGTCGGGCAAGCGTGGAGCTACAGAACACGCCATCAAGCTCGTGTCTGATACGCTCACAAAGTGGTACGGCGTTTCGTGTTGTGACTATGTGCTTTGTTGCATCCCTGCAGCAACAAACTCAAAGTATATCCGCCGTTTCAAACGATTTGCCGACGAGGTCAGCAAGCGCACCGGCATTCAGAACGGCACCGCACATGTCAACATTTTCGGTATGCGTGAAGCAAAGCACAATAACGCACAGCACATTGTCAGCGAGTCGTTTGGCTATCTTGTAAGCGCTGATACTGACTTCTTCGAGGGCAAGAACGTTATCTTGTTTGACGACCTTATCACAACTGGAGCGACGGCAAACGAGTTTGCCGAAGAACTTGAAAGCGCAGGGGCTAACGTGTTGGGTGCCATGTTTTTGGCTCGTACTGCTAAAATGAATTGATAACCACTTAAAACCAAAAGTATATGAAGAATTTTTCTGATATGGTACGTGAAGAGCGTCCAGACTTTAAGGCTGTTAACGGCGGATTTCAGACGCTGAATATCGTTGAGCTTATCTCGCTTATCATCGGACAAGGCAACGACCCGAAGACCGCTATAAGGCAAAGCAGACAACTCGTTAACATTTGTGACGGCAGTCTTCGCTCTATGACGAAGCGGAGAACCGAGGAACTTGAAGTGGTGCAAGGCATAGACACGAAAAAGGCTATAGCGCTGCAAGCTGCTCTCGAACTTGCAAAGCGCATCGAACAAGAAACGGCAGAGGACTGCAAAGAGTTCGGCACCGCCGACGCTGTTTGGCGTTACTTCAGACCGACCATCGGCAACGCCGACCACGAGGAGGCACACGTCTTGTTGATGAACAACAACTTTAAACTGATTAAAGCCGTGAAGCTTTCGAGCGGTGGGCTTACTGAGACAGCCATGGACGTGAGAATGGTGCTTAAAGAGGCTATCCTTAACAACGCCACCGTCATAACGCTCGTACATAACCATCCGAGCGGCAATAACCGACCGAGCCGTGAAGACGACCGAATCACCGAGCGTATAAAGAAAGCTGCGGAGTGTATGCGTATCTATATGTGTGACCACGTTATCGTCACAGATACAAAGTATTACAGCTATAACGAGGAGGGTAGACTATAAAAAGACAATCCCCACCATATCATTGACATCAATAATATGGTGGGGATAAAAAATGCGCCCGCCGCAAAATGCCTGAGACATTTTGCGGCGGGTCCCGTCAGAGGTAAAAAGCCACCATAAAGAGGCTTTTTGAGGTGCTTTTATCATGGTTATGTGATGTTTTTATACATTCAATGTAACGATTTTTCATATAATGTAGAACAATTTTATATATATATTGAGGCAAATCTCGTTTTTTTTCGCTTACTTTGCAAAAGCATTAACAATATTACATATGAGAAATATTAATTATAATATAAAAGGCTCGTTCTCTTCACTGCTGAAGGAACGTCCAACGTATGTCTCTGGCTTTACTTCTTTGTTTAGAGTACACCAGCGTAAAAGCTTGCGAGGATATCTCAACGGTAATAATGTTGATGATATGCGCCAGGATTGGTGGGCTGTTGGCAATGATTTAAGAAACGCAATGCAAAGTTATGGCAAACGATAAGAGCAAGAAAACGGTCACAAAGCCAAATGTTGAGCAAGTTCTTGACTCCATTGACCCGGAAAAGCGCAATGTCATTATCGGCGCTATGGTAGAGATGCGCCAGTCGTTCAGTGGACCGTTGCCGCATCCTGCCGACTTCAAGGCTTATAAAGAGGTTATGCCGGATGCGCCGGAACGCATCCTCACAATGGCTGAGAAACAACAGATGCACCGCATTAAATCAGAGGAGAGTATAATCAAAGCTGACATTCGTGAGAGTATGTGCGGCCAAATTTTTGCTGTGGTTCTTGTTGCTATTTTTCTTGCTGCTGCTGTCTATCTTGGCATCAATGGTCATGATTGGCTTGCTGGTGTAATTGCTACACTCTCCGCTACTATCAGTGCCATATTTTATCTGAGAACTATTCCAAATAAGAAAGATTTGGATAACGGGAACGTAAAGCAATAGGCAAATGAGTTCGGATTCTGCCAAAGATATTGAAATGGTCACTGTTTAATCAATTCAACACTGCCGCCAGACCATGCGGCTATTAATCATTCCCTCGGTGCCACAAGCATCGGGGGATTTTTATATTTTAATCGTTTTTACTACAAATATTCGTAGTAAAATTTGCGTAGTACGAAAATTTGTAGTATCTTTGCAGTGTTAAATAATTACAGGTTATATGAATCAAAAATTAGAGAAAATGGAGGTTACTCCCGAAGAGAGAGAACTTCTCGAAGCAGTTAGAAACTACAACAAGTCTTTCCCCGATGGCTATCCTCAACTGCTTTGGTATGCGCAAGAGTTGTTTGATAATCTTGTCAGACAGCCCTACTAAAGACAAAAAACGACACCCCTCCCTTCGGGGAGGGGATTAAAGATAAGAATCAATAAGATAACCCTATTAAAAAGAATGAAGATGGAGACAACAACGGTACAGCCGGTAATGATAACCGACATGAAGAAAAAGGTGGCAGACATAATGATGGCTGTTTCTTGGCGAGACTTTGCCAACACATACTTTCAGAAGTCGTCATCATGGTTCTATCACAAGATGGATGGTATTGACGGAAACGGTGGCAAGGGCGGTTTCAACGAGCGTGAGGCTGAGCAGATGCGCGGTGCGCTCATCGATCTCAGCGACCGCATCCGACGTGCTGCCGAGCGCATCTGAGAAGATGTACAACCTATAATTTTTAACACAACCAACCCTCGGTGCGTAACGCATCGGGGGCTTTTGATTGCTTCAACATTTTTATATTATATATATGGAATACTCAGACACACAGATTGCTGCTGCAGACCTTATTCTTAAGACATTGCTTGAGCACGAGAGTTTTGTCAATGACTACGAGATTCTTGCCATGGTGAAGAAGCGTTATGGCATAAAGGCCACATTTGTTATTGACATGCTTAAAGATGACGGGTTAATAGCACAACATGGAGAAGCTTTTCTTAAACTTACATCCAAGGGTGGCAAGGCTGCGAAATACGGTATGAAGTGGCATCAGCGTAAACTTGACGTTAAAGACCAAGCTAAGATTGCCGGATGGCTTATTGGTGTAGTGGCGTCCATCACGGCAATCCTCTCATTCATTATAGGGCTGCTGTGCTGACAGAGAGTCTGACAGCTACACCTATATGATAGAATACGTATGCTACAGCTATGATCGTAGCAACAAGGATTATGGCTATCGCTGCTATGTCAAGTAAATTGTCAATGTAGAGCGGTAGCCTTTTGTTTTTGATTTCTTTATTTTCCATACGGCAAAGTTACTAATTTGTTGACTATGAAAGATGGGACATTTATTCCTTGATTTTTTCCTTTTCATTCCTTTTCATTCCTCGCCAAAACTTTTTCTGAAACTTTTCCCAAAAATTCTTGCTCATTTCAATCTTATTATCTACCTTTGCCATCGCTACAATATCTATGCGGAGCACTCCGCATAATGTGGAGATGCAAATTAAAATATACGGCGGTTCGCCTTCCACGTGTTTTTTAGCCCTTTGTGGCGGATAAGCATGGATGTTGTAGCAGACGAGGAAGGACGAGCCGCTTTTTTCGTACCCCCTACGTCAGACCGCACCCGACGGATTCGGGCATAAGGCTACAACATCTATATTATGCAAACAGCATCAATCCAGCGCACAGCTCATCTGCGCCCGTTGACCATCAGCACAGCGCCCGTCAGGGCGTGGCTCAACGCAAAGAGCACATCCATGTCACGTATCGCAGGTTTCGAGGTCACACGCCGCGAAGCGCTCCGCGTTCACCTCGTGTTCGTCACTCTCATCCTCGGCGCTGCCATAGCCGAGAGCAGCATCCTTGGCGCCGCTCTCTGCCTCGCCATCGCCTGTCACAATGTCTATAAGCTTAACAAAGAGGACCGTCACAACTGGATGAAGTATGACGACAACCTTGGAGCAGAGGAAGGAGGCGAAGCATGAAAAGGCATGGCATACATCGTGTATATCGCATGTATAAGAAGATGGCTGAGAGAAAGTATGAGTGTAAAGTCGAGTGTAAGGTGACACCAAGAGATCATATTAAAGGCATGATCTATCGCCGACGCGCAAAACTTGGTCACCAACTCTCTATATTATATGGTATTGCTTGTATGGGTCTGATGCTTAACAAAGGAGGTGAGAAATGAGCAATAACAACAACCAACAGCAACAGCAGCCGGAGCGCTGCCGCTTTGCTACCGCCGCTATAGTACGTCAGCTGGACAAGCAGATTGAACGTGGCGATGTGGCTAATCTCATTGATCTGCTGACCAACAGCCGTGAGCATCTGCTTGCCAAGACGCAAGACAGCTCCATGATAGACTGTGAGCTGCAGGAGTATAAGGAGTATTTCGCCGATCTGGACACTATACGTGCGGTCATCGCTTTTCTTCGTGACCTTAACCGCAATTGTCCGGAGCACCTTAAACCGGAAAGGAGGCTGCAATGGGAATAGGTTTCTTTCAACAGAGTGAGAACAAAGAGGGTGATTACGATAAGAAGAAGGATGACGGCGGTCTGTTCTTCAAGCGTCTCATCACGTCAAATTATGACACTGCCGGTGAGAGGCATAACATCATGCTGCGCTCATCACGCGAGATAGCCTACTCGCTGCGTCACACTTACCCTTTGACGGTGCTTGAGGTAAACAAGTATATGTCGGAGTTGGGGTTCCGTACGGTGTACGTTGATGGCGAACCGCTCTGGGTGATGTACGAACGTGACGAAATAGACATATAAGGACGAACAAATAATTTTTGAAGTTGGCGGCGTGCTCTATGTGAATAGGGTGCGCCGTTTTTTTGTCCTACCTTATATTATATATATGATTTACCTTTGCAAGCATAATCTCAGTTTTTTTATGTTATGAATAGGTTTTTGTTATCATACGGCTACGGCAGCTTCTCGGCTCTCATGCAGAGCGTGTTCCCTACAACCAAGTATTTGGGTACGGGGCATAGCATTGCGCTGTCGTCTATCTGGGGTCTGCTTTGCTCTGTGCTTGGCATCTGGCCCGTTCTTGCCATCGCTATGATCTTCGTTATGGCCATAGAGCTGGTCTCTGGTGTGGTGGCGAGTCATAAACGCAACGAGCCTTTCGAGAGTGCAAAGTTTTCGAGGTTTGTCCTCAAGCTGTGCATCTGGTTTATGCTCTTCGTGTCTTGTCAGATATTCAAGTGGTTTGCGGCTCAGTATGACGCCAACTCTCTGACGTGGCTTGTGGGTGCATGGTTCTTCGATGTGCTGACCGTCATTCTGATGGTGGCGTTCGTCGTGGAGAATACTACGAGCATCCTCGAGAATATGGCTTGCATCGACGGCAAAGACAAGAGCTTCTACATCAGCATGGTGAAGCAGACTATGTTGACAGCCGTTGACCGCATCGCTAAGGGCTTCAAATAATCAATAGGCAGAAAATATATGTAATAGCAGTTTGTGAACTATAATTGAGTTAGGTTTTTTAAAGGTCAAATGATTATCCTTAACCATCATGATTAACATTAAGTGGTTCTTTGTCACAATTACGTTTTTAGGTACTCTGGCTCTTGCCTTCACCGTCGGTAGGTGTACCGCGGTGAAGGCTCCGGCTGAGAGGCATCCGAAGACAGATCCTTACGATCCGCTGCCGTCTGTACAGACAACAGTGGACACAATATATACTCCGCAACCAGCAAAGACGTCGCTTGTAGAGGTGCCGGCTTGCGTTGACACAAATGCCATAATTGAAGAATATTTCTCGCGTCACGTATACCGCGACACGCTGCGGGCCTCGGCACCGGGCAAGCTCGGTGGCAGCGCTGTCGCTATTATCAGCGACACGGTGTATCAAAATGTGATAGCAGGTCGAAAAGTCAGTCTCACGTTCACACCAAACAGACTCGCGACGACTCACTCCGTAGACCTGCTATCCACTTGGGGGCTGCATAACACATCGCTAATGGCCGGTTACCGGTATCGGCGTTGGACGATGTATGCAGGCTACAACTTTTCGGTTCGTGCCCCTGTTGCTGGTGTGGGATATCAACTCATTGTCTGGTAAAATATTATCTTTATGCAAATCTCATCTTTGCCCTCAATCATATTCTCACCCTCAGCCGACAATATCAGTATTGTGGCTGAGGGTGATATTGTTGTTAACACTACCGTCAGCGACGGTTCCGGCATCACCCTCTTCGACAATTCGTCAAGCTATTCCCCAAACAAACAAGGCTACGTCAACATTGCCGAGCTTTCTGAACTCGTCAATGCTGCCATTCTCGCATCCTTCGATACTGACACAATGCTCAAGGCTGGCGCACGTTCGGCGTCATGTACGCTGAGAGTCGCTGTCAAAGGTGGTGTAACTGCCACTACTCGCGCACTATATATGAGCCGACAATTTACAGTCCTGCAGCCGATTTTTGCCACGCAGATACGACGGCGCTATCTGATTGAGGGTCAGCCACAGCCAGTCAACATTCTTACTGCAGGTCAGTCGGGGCTGAAGCTCACCGTTGGCGCTGCCTATCGGCTCGCCGACAATTCCGGGCTGTCTTGGCGTGAGGCTGTCATACAGCCAGACTGTTCAAATGATTACTTTACGTTTCTCGCCGACACTTCTGAAATCAAACAGGTTACAACGGCTCCTGACGGGTCTTCTCTGCTTTACTGCATTCTGACATTACTGCATAATGACAAGCAAGCAGACTGTATCCGCTTCGATATAGACCGCAAGACACGCCCGTCCATGGCAAAGCATTTCGTTTATCTTAATCTCTTCGGTGTTCCGGAGGTTGTCACGTTCTCGGGCAAGGATGTCGAAGAGCAGGAGCTTGACAGTGACTTCGGATATGCCGGACGAGATTATATACGTCTTGATCCTCAGCTCACCGAGAGCCACAAGTCGCATTCAGGCTGGCGTTCCGCCGAGGAGCGTCGGGCCATCTACGACCTCATGTCGTCGCCTTACGTCTTCGTCTATGCCGACGGCGAACTAAGGCGCATCACCATTACTGATGTAGACTCCTCCGTTTCACGCCCGTCCAACGAACCGCAGTCTGTGGCATTTACATGGCGCTATGCCGACGAGAGACTTATGCGACAGCCGTTCATTGTTCCCGATACCGGCAAGGCGTCCATCTTCGCTCATCCACCATTCGACAAAACATTCGCATAAAATATGGAAGACACTAAAAAAACTATGTATGCGAGCACTATGCTCGCAGATCTCGACATACGCACCGACCGCTTCGGCAAGAGGCGCATCTTCTCTATAAAATTTACCACCAAAGACGGACGGCTGCACTTCATACCTACGGCATACGTTACCGGATGCAAGGGCATGGACATGAAGCGGCATCGCTTCCGAGGCATTCAGCCGTGCGACTGCAAGGGCAATCCCGAACTGCACGTCATTCCGGTGAAGATTACCAATATCATCGAATACAACTCTCATATCATAGACTGGAGCAATGGATATTCTATATAACAAAGAGGGTGTGCCCCTTATGATGCATTCAGACATCGCCTTCTACGACACTAAGCTCGACAAGCATACTGCTGACGAGCGACGACGTGTGCTGTTCCCTTACGACGACACTCGCCATGACTTCATCGAGGTGGCAGGGCAGCGTGTGTTGGCATGGGGCAAAGACAACTTGTTTCCGTGTCATGCCTCAGAAATAGTGCGCAATACTACCGTCCTCAATACGGGTCTGCGGTTTCTACGCAACCTCACCATGGGTCAGGGCATTTTCGTGTGTCGTGTTAAGGGCTACAATGACAAGGGCGACGAGATACTTGAACCTGCTGACGACCAAGCTATGCAGCGCTTCGTCGGTTCGCGTCTTGTACGCCGGTACATGGAGAAGACGCTGCGCGACTTCCTCAAGGTGGGCTTGTCGGCGGTGCAATTTGTTCCTAACGCTGCGGGTAACAAGATTATCGGCCTGAACACCATCAACAGCCACTACTTCCGATTCACCGAGCCTCTTGACACACTCGGCTCGCAAAACTGCGTGGTGAGCGGTTCGTGGGACTTGTCGCCGAGCAGCTACTCAATATTGCCGCTGCTCTCTGACTATTCGCCTGAGAATCATGCCGAGCTGCTGCGCTTTATGGGCAAGATGAAGGGTGGCTTTGTTTATCCCGTGCGCGACTCCTGGAGCAACGACGATATCTACGGTGAGCCGATATGGTGGCCGGCATACGTGGCAGGGTGGGTGGACATCGCTCACATGGTGCCGCAGTATTTGAAAAAGGCGTACAAGAACCAGACGACTTGGAAGTGGCATGTGCAGATTCCTTACTCGTTCTGGGACAAAAAGTTCCCTACTACCGAATTCGAGGATGTTGAGTTGCGTCGACAAGCCATCGACAAGTATATGTCGAGCATAGAGAAGAACCTTCTTGGTGCTGAGAATGCCGAGAAGCCTATCTTCACGAACTACGCAGTGAACGAGATGAATGGTCGCATCGAGGAGGAGTGGAAGATTACTCCGCTCTCAAACAAATATTCAGCCGGGCAGGAGAACCTCGTTACGTCGGCTGCTGCCAACTCCGAGATTCTCTTCTCGCTTATGGTTAACCCTAACGTGCTCGGAGCTGGTATGCCGGGTGGCAGTTATGCCGGCAACCAAGGCGGCTCCAATATTCGTGAGGCGTTCCTCGTCAACATCGCCAACTCGTGGATTGACCGTCAGAATATCCTTGACCCCTTACAACTATACATGCAGCTCAACGGTGCTCCAGAAGATCTGCAGCTGCGTTTCCGCAATACCATACTTACCACCCTCGACACCGGTGCGGGCACGTCGCACCAGCTGTCTTAAATCTTGATGCTTATGCTATTTTCACAGTCTAAATGGGACAATGGCCGTCAGATGTCGCCATTTGTGCCCGTCTCATCTTCGCTCTCGTTTGCCAAGATGCAAGCGCCTCTTGAGTCCGTCGAACAACAATTCCTGCTGCCTTTGCTCGGCGAGCAGATGATGCAGCGTCTTCAGCAACTGGCTGACAATCCTCCTGAGGATGACAAGCTTGCTTCTCAGCTGACGCAGACAGCCCGTCGTGCTGTGGCCAATCTTGCGTTCTGGCTACACTTCGATGCGCTTAATCTGCGTATTTCTGACCAGGGCTTCCAGCGCCAAGGTTCGGCTGACTGGCAGGGCGCTTACAAGTATCAGGAGGACAGGCTTCGCAAGAGCTTCCAGAATGCCGGTTTCAATGCGCTCGACCAGCTGCTCGACTTCATCGAGGAGCACATCGAGGCTTATTCTGAATATCTGACGTCGCCGTGCTATCAAGACCGCAGCCGTGCTATCGTCCGTTCGGCACGTGAGGCTAACCAGTTTGTCTTTATCAACTCGTCGCACATCGTCTTTATGCGTCTCAAGGGCGAGTTCCGCACGGTAGAGGAGTATGATCTTTGTGCGGTTCTTGGCGAGAAGCTTTACAGACAGTTGCGTGGGTGGCTGTCTGGCAAGGCTGATTTTCCTTCTGACGAGTGTATCTGTACGCTTGAGCAGCTGCGTCTGGCATGTGCTGATTTTGTGGTTAAGAAGGCTGCTTCGAGGCTGATGAGACAGACGGGCTCGCTCACGGAGCGTGGTCTGTACTTTGGTTCCACTGAGTCGGGGTCTTTGGGCAACGACATCGAAAAGCCTGCTACAGACCGTCAGATTGGCGACCGCTGTGCGCTTGCTGACCTCGACGCTCACAGAGCCGAAGCGTCTCTGCGCTGTTTTCTCAATAATTATATGGGCGCTATTGTCGGCGAACGGACTGTAGGTCCTATTCGCAACAACGACAATCACGCCGCTTTCTTTGCTATGTGATTATGAAGCATATCAAGATTACTCATGGCAGCAAGGTGTATGAGCGTGACATCCCGACCGAGTGGGACGAGCTGGACGCTGACGGCATGATGCTCGCCGCTATGCTCTGGACGGGTGGCTTGCCGCGTGACGAACTGCTTGCCAAGTACTATGGCGTGCCGATGCATGTGGTGTACGCTCTCGGTGACTATCTGTCATACTGCCTGACGCAGCTCACAACATGGATGCAACGGCTTGATGACTCGGTAGACAACTTCAAGATAACTGTACTGCCGGACACCGGCTACTTTGCGCCAGGTCCGCGTCTTGGTGGATGCACGCTTGAGCAGTTCATGATGGCGGACACGCACTTTCAGCGTTACTCCATCAGTCAGGACGGCGACCACCTCACGGTCTTCATAGCCTCGCTTTATCATGCCCGTCATAAGCGTGACGATGATATTGACGCTAAGGTCTGTGCCGTGGAGCAGCTGCCTGAGAAGGTGCGTCAGGCTGTTTTCCTAAACTTCATCCTTCTGAGACGATGGCTCTCACGTTCTTATCCGTACCTCTTTCCTCCTCAATCTGACGAGGAGGATGAGGAAGAGGTGGAGGCGTTCAAATCGAAGATGCAGAAGCGCAAGAAGCCTACTCCTACGGACTGGCTTGCCATCTTCGACGCTTTCATGGGTGACGACGTGGCATTCATCGAGCGATACAAGCGTATGTCAGCACTTGACGCTTTCCGTCTGATGAACCGTCGCATCAAACAATCGAGACAACCTCAATAACATCAAATGCTTATGACAATACAAACCGTTATAGACTACATCGAACAGCTTGCACGTGAACACATGATGGTACGACATACTGACGAGAGTCCTCACTTCGTCAATCTCAACGATGACAAGCGCAACACTTCGCTGGTTCAAGAGCTGCGCTACCCGGCTGTGTACTTCGAGTCGACTGACTTCCAGATTGAAGCATCGTCAACATCTGTGTCGCGCAACTATACGTGCCATATCGAGGTGCTTGTCCACGTCACCGATACAGGCGATTATGCTGAGGTGGAGCGGGCATTGTCCGATTCTTCACAGATTATTACTGATATCTTTGTACGTATGATGCATGACCGTGTGGGACGTAAGCCTGAGCACAAGTGGCTGCTCTTGCTCAATCCTTCATCGCCGATTAAGGTTCTGCCTATACAGAATGCGGAGAACGCACTGTACGGCTGTCTGGCTGAGTTCTCTGTTCCTTTGCCGGGCTGCATCAACGATAGTTTAAACAATTTCAAATCAATTAATAATGGCTAAAACATACGACATACTTACATCGCAAGCTGAAACCATCCGCACCAATACGCTACCGGACTCCAACACGGCAGGGCTTGTCGGCCAGATGCTCAAAGACATTATTGAAAAGGTGAGTGAGGTGAACACCTCGTCGTCGGGGGCGGTCACTGCCATCAACGTCAGCCCTACAGCTGACGCCAATAGCGTCAGACTGACGCTTTCCGTCCGGGCGGGTGAGAAGGTGAGTCTGCAATATGTGAACTTGCCGGTTGTCAGCGCTTCTGCTGCTGGTGTCATCACTCCTGCGCAGATGTCCTCAATAACGAGCTCGCTCAATACAATGTCGCAGTCTATTCTTGAGATTTCTAATAACTATAACGCTCAGAAGAAGACCGTTGACGGGTTGCAGGACAGCATACATACGTTAACTGACGAGATAGAGATTCTCAAGAATTCTGCTGTGACGTTTTACGGCACTGTCATGGTGACTGCGCTCAAGATGTCCTCTATATATTATTCTACAGACGAGAGCTGTAGGGTCGTATACAACCTTAACGAGAATGTTTTTGTTCTTGAGGTTGATAAAGGTACGACTTCTTACTATAACAACTGGCGTGACGGTGATGCTTTCGGCAAAGCGACAGAGGCCGGGCGTGTGCCTCGCAGCGGCAAGATGTATGTGGACGTGATCGAACAGCGTTCTTACGTCTGGTGTGACGATGAACTTATTCTTGTCGGTACCGACTTGGAGCTTGGGCATGAACAAGACACTGCGTTTCCGGGCAATGAGGGCGCAGACATGAAGAAGCGTCTGAGCACTGCCGAAGTGAATCTTAAAGCTTTCATTGATAGCAAGGGTGTTGAGGGCGGTATCGCTCCGCTTGACATTAACGGCATGGTTCCTGAGGATTATCTGCCTGACATGCGTACTCCCATAGATGCTGTTCAGACTCGTCTCGGGCTGGTTCCTTTCGTCAATGTTAGCAGACTGGTCGGCGGCAACTACACGCTCGAAACAGCCATTGACCGCATTTACAGTACAACGTCTATTCGAGACCTTGTTGTTCCTGGTCTGATGATAACCTATCGAAAAGACTCTACACATTGGGAGATCAAGCAGTATACTTCCGACTCTACGTCTGAGGCGGACTTCCGTGATACTGAGAAATGGCAGGATGTGGGCGGTGGCGGTACGTCGTCATCTGTGTTTAACCCAACCGTCTCTTACCCCATCAGCGGCTTTTATGCCCTCTACGATTCCGACAATGCAAAGGCGTCTGCCGTTGATGTGGCGTGGGGTGCGGGCAAGGTGTCGTTTGGTTTGCTGCTCACTATTCAGGTTTCCAAGAAGATTTGGAAGACCTATCAGTACATAGGCACTTCGCTTACCATCAGTGCTTGGCAGGACCCGGTGAACTGGCAAGACTTCGGCTCTCTCGCTGCCGGTTCTGAGACCTACATCAACATCAACAATCTCATCGATGGCAATGGCAAAGTGGTTTATTATACGCTCAGCAGTGCGGTGGCAGCTCTCATCAGTTATCAGCAGAGCACGTCTGTCAACTATATCAAGCGTGGTCTTATTATCTCTTTTCTTTCCGAGGCTAACAAGACGAGGTCGTTCCAGTTCCATGGCGATAACGTCGCTGATGCATCCAAGACTGATACGGGTGCGACTTTGTGGCGTGAGTTCGGCAAAAGCGAGGACATCAACGTGTCTGACGCTCCAGCCAAAGACGGCAAAGACCCTTACAGCACGGGGGGAGCATACACCAACACACCGACTGACATCGATATTGTCGAGGAGGATGGTGGCGTCTACAAGTTTGCGCTCACCAATGCCGACGGCGACCAGATCGGCGAACAGCGCCAGATTGTCATCAAGGGCGGTGGCGGCGCGGTCCAGGCTACGACCGTCAGCATTGCGCTGAAGAAGTCGACGGTCTATGGCGCTGTAGGTTCGACGATGACGATTGAAGCTGCTATTATGTCGGTGACTTCTACTCCTTCAGGTGACTCGCTCAACTCCATAACACGTGTAGACCTCGTTGACCGCTCAACTAATGCTGTTCTGCAGACGCTTAATGTCAACACTGAGTCATCGGCTAATCTTACTGACGATTTCAAATTCAAAATTGATATATCCGAGTATTTTGCAACTACTGCAGGCTCGCGCTCGTTCCGTATCGTGGCTTACGATGACGGCGACCACTCAGGCAACAAGAACGTGTCGGCTGTGGGTGTTGATGCTACTGTTGTGTCGCAACAGACGCTCAACTATACTTCGTCGACGGTGCTGAAGGTGAATGGTGCTGCTGTGTCTGTACCTCTTTATTCATTCCCCAACAATGCGTCATCTAAGGGTATTAAGGCAACTGTTGAGATGTACTATAGTGGTGCTTGGCACACCATCGACGAGACTGTGGTTACTGACGTTTTTACTCATGCTGTCAACTTCGGCCCTAAAGCTCTTGGCCTGACACATGGCTCGTACCCGTTGCGTCTGCATGGTGTTGACGTGGCTTCGGGCGTATCTGGCAACTGGCTGTACTCCGGCATCATGGTCGTTAACGAGGCTGATGACACGCCTCTCGTCGTCATGCGTTGGTCTGATGACGGCACACAGACGAGAAAATTGTTTCAGACCGTGTCTGTGGATGTGGCTGCATACACTTCCGGTAAGACCAAGACGGCTGTTGATGTCATGATGCAGGTGGGCGAAAACGCTGCTACCGTTATAGCTCAGCAGCAGATGTCTCGCGATCGTACTTATACCGTGACCAAGCGTCTGTCTGGTATGTCTGTCGGTAGCCAGCTCAAGTTCTACGCTATGTCGGGCGATGTGCGCTCAGCGGCATACGATATTACAGTTGCGGGGTCTATTATACCTATCGAGACTACTGCAGGTGCCATCTTTGACCTTGATATGTCATCGCGCTCTAACAGCGACTCTGACAAGACCATCTCTGACAATGAGGTGAACATTGAGGTTAGTGGCGCCAACTACACCACTAACGGTTTCGTGCGTGACAACTATGGTTCTGACGATTACGGGCAGACTGACGCTAACGGCAATCCGCTCGGTCGCATGGCTCTGCGTATAGCCGAGAATGTTACGGCAAAGTGCGATTTCAAGCCGTGGAGCAACGCCTCGACCGAAACGACCGGCATGGCTCTCTCGTTTACCATCAAACCGGCCAATGTCGCCGACTCCACGGCTCGACTTATCGACGCACTTGGCGACGGGCAGATTGGTTTCTACGTTACAGGCGACAAGGTCGTGTTCACGTGCGACGGCGAGCAATCTACGATGTATACGGCCACCATGCCGCTTAAAGCGGAGAAGGTGACACGTGTGGATATCGTCATAGAACCTTCAGCGGTCGCACCGTATCAAGGCATCGGTGTGGTCAAGATTTTCGGTGATGGCGAGGAGCGGGCTGCTTGCGCCTATTCCAAGAACGCGCTGCCGATGAATGACAATATCATACGCTTCGACGGCACGCTGGCCGATCTCTACCTATATCAGCTGACGGCGTGGCGCACTTACTATCAGTTCCGCCAAGCCTTCAACAACTACCTTGCTGCAATGCCGGATACCGACGCTATGGTCAAGGAGTACGAGGCGAACGACGTGATGGCGAGCCAGACAGCCGAGAACACCACCAAAGACCGTCCTACCATAGAGGCTTGCAAGAAGGCTGGTCTCTGTGTGATGGTGATGGTGAAGAACAAGAACACGGCTGACACCGAAGACCAATATCCTGGTTATCTGGACACGCTCGACGGCGACAAGAAGACAAAGCGCATCTTTGACGTCTATCTCTACTTCCCTGACCGTCCTTGGCAGGACTGCTTCATCGAGGGCATGGTCTTTACCAATCAGGGCACGACGTCATCGTTACGCCCTGACAAGAACAAGAAGGGTAAGACGAAGACTGCTAAAATCACTCTGCTACACAGCCGTGAGGAGTTTAGCGGCGCTGGCCTCGCCAAGTACGACGAGGCTCTTGCCAATGCCAAGAAGGGCAAAATCAAAGTGGTTGAGAATGGTGTCGCTACAGACATCCTCACCGTGAAGGTTGATTATTCCGATTGCACCGGCGCGAACAATGGCGCGTCATGCGAACTGAACAACCGACTGATCCGTGCTCTCGGTGCCGAGTATATGCAGCCGTCACAGAATGCCTACACTGGCAAGGCTGAGATTAATCCGTCGATAGCGAGTGTGCCGTGTGCCTTCTTCCGCACCGACAAGTATTCGCCAGACGCTACCAATCCGGCTTACGCCTACTTCCATGTCAAGGCCAACCTGAACGAGGACAAGGGCGACGCCAAGGTGTTCGGCTTCGAGGGCGTAGACGGCTACAACAAGAGCTGCATGAATTATGGTGACTTTACTGAACTTGTTGCTGCTCGCGGACAGGACTTCGGCGAGTTTAAGGCGCAGACGCTTGCCGACACGTCTAAGCTGCAGGCGGGCGAGATATACATGCTGTCGGAGTTCTGCGGTCCGAAGACTGCCTTCATTGAGAACGACGGTACCGGCCACTTTGTCGAGACAAGCGAGGTGGCTGACGCTTTGGTGCTCGAGCAGACACTTGCCGAGCTGCTATCGGCTGACGTGGCAGACTATGACTGGAGCGAGGTGTATAAGACGGCTGACGGCAAGTATGCCAAATATGAGGGTGGCAAGTGGCGAGAGACTACCGGCTCTATGACCTACGACAAGACGACAAAGCGTTGGCAGGTTACGGGCAGGGTGCTCAATCCGACGCAGTGCTATGAGCATCTTAAGTACAACGGTCTTAACTGGTATCAGGGCGTGAACTCGGTTGACGACATGCTGCGTCTTGACCCTGCTACGGGCAAGCCGATTTGGCTGTCGCATTTCGAAAGTCGCTATCCTGACGATGACGATCTGAACGCTTTGTACGAGAGTGGCAAGAAGGTGCCGTACTACTTCTATGAGAATTTGATGTGGATGCAGCAGTGCAACCCGCACCTTACTGAGGCTGACGGCAACATAACGCTTGACGGCAAGACGGTGCCAGGCACACGTGCTAACCGCGCCAAGAAGTTTGCCCATGAGATGCACCGGTACTGGCGTGTCAAGGCTGCTCTCTACTATTATATACTTACAGATTATGTTGCTGCTGTAGACCAGCGCTCGAAGAACATGATGCAGACCTTCATGCTATGTGAGGATGGCGTGATACGTTCTGACTTCAACAACTGGTATGACGGTGACTGTACAATGGGTGCCGACAACGATTGCGGTCTGACCATCTCGGCATTGCTCAACCCGCTGCTTGTCGGCGAGGGTGAAGAGGGCAGACTGTACCAGGGCTGGGACAGCGTGTTTTTCCAACGTCTCAATGAGAACCCCATTATTTGGCTTGACGACTACAAGGAGGGCGACGAAAAGAGTGGCTACACCGACAAATCGCGTTTCGTGACGCTGCATGATGTGGCTGATGAGATGCGTAAGGCTGTGGACAAGCAGGGACTGAAGGTATTCTCTTATGACGGTCTTTATCAGATATGGATGACAAAACGCATCCTGAAGTGGGCTAAGGTGATTTCGTCGTTTGACGGCGAGCGCAAGTATATTCAACACTCAAAGGCGAGCGCCAACTACTTCTTCGCCTTGCATGGCTTACGTCTCGACGATATGCCAGAATATATCAAGACTCGCTTCGCCTATCGCGACGGTTACTACCAGGTGGGCGACCTGTACACCAAGCCGATGAAGATGCGTGCGTCGGGCAAAGCTATCACTGTGAGCATCACGGCGGCTAAAGACGGTTTCTTCGGCATCGGCGAGGATCGCGCAGATACCGCCGCAGACTCTACTTATCTCAAGAGGGGCAAGAGCTATACGTTCTTCAATGACAGTCCGCGCAGTTATTCCGAGTCGGGCACCATGTTATACGTCTTCGGTGCTGCTTCGCTCGCATCACTCGACATCAGTGCTGCTACGCCGAAGTCGCAGGGCTGGGATATACAGTACTGTAAATTGCTGCAGCATCTTGTTGTCGGCGGTGCTGACTACGTCCCATACACTGTCGATGGCACTCTCGACACGCTCAACCTCGGCAACATGCCTTTCCTTCAGTCGCTTGACGTGCGCAACACGCTCGTCGCATCCGTTGACGCGAGCATGTGTCCTCGCCTTACGAGCATCAAGGCTGACGGCAGTCGTGTGCAGAGTGTCGAGGTTGCAGAGACGTCGCCAATCACTGAGCTTACGCTTCCGGCGACGCTCAAGACTGTCAAGTTTATCAACTTGCCGAACCTAAGCTACACGCTGACGGGCGGCAACCTTCAGATTGCGTCTCTCGCCAATGTGCAGACACTGCGCATCGAGCACTGCAATGAGATAGAGCCGTTGACAATGCTACAGCGTGTTGTTGACGCTCAGACGGGCAACCGTCAGCTTACTGCCATCCGAGTGATTCAGACGCTTTCTGGTGACGGTTCGCTGCTTGCCTTGTTACTGACTCTTGGCGTGCGCGGCATTACCGAAGACGGCAAGTTGCAAGACAAACCGGTTGTCGAGAGTGACTATCAGCTTACTCGTGTGCGAGAGCAGTCGTACATAGACGACCTCACTCAGCACATCGAGGGTCTTACGATAGTTATGTCTATCATGGCTTATATTAATGCTGTTATTGATTTCCTCGGCGAACAATACTCCGGCGAGGCAGAAGTTGAAGATGTCAGTCTTGACAATATCAACGACTACCTGAAGCAGTACAACGGTGAGACTTATGATGACTACTACAACCGTCTGGCTGAAGCCGATGATGATATTCTTAAAATTATTGACAAATAACAAAATGGCAAGCAATCAACAAAACATTACTGGCCTCCTGCTCGCTAAACGCGAGCAGGTTAAGGCTCTTCAAGACTTGGGTTTTGCCGATATTACCGAGTCTTCACGCGCCTCGCTCTTTGCAGAGCGCATTCGTTGGGCTGCAGGGCTGCTCGACATTCGTGTGGCTGCTGACCGCAAACGTGACGGCAAGAAATTCTACTTCACTGTCGAGGAGTGGCAGACCATTGACAATGCCGGGCGGTCTGAGGAGTTCGCACGGCGTGGCGTTCGCATCAGGGCAGACGGACTTTCGTTCGTCATGTCTCTGCAGTATTACGCAGATAAGACATGGGGGTCACGGACTACTGTCAGTGACCTTGCGTCTTTTGACGGTCGTGCCGGTGCCTGGTCGCATCAGGATGTTGCTCGATTCAACCGAGCTATACTTGACTATTATGCCGACAAGAACGCCGATGGCGTCATCGGCGCCCCTGCAGCTGAAGCTGCAAATGACTATCATGCGTATCTCGAAGATGACGGGGTCATGGTGAATGGTGTCGCTATAGATGACCAGACATCATGGATGCTGCCTGACGTTGCGCAGGCGTTTGTCATCTATCACAACCGCAAGGCTATTGACACGGTCATTGCTCAGGTTTGGGGTCAGGCTTTTACGCTTGACAAGACAGGTGGCACAATATGGACCTGCGTGCAAACCAACGGCAGTGTGGCTTACCGTGTATCGGTGCTTAGCGGTAATGTCTACGGTACAAACAAGACAGACAAGTATATGGTGATACCTATTTCTGAAGAGTAATTATGGATAATGCAAATAACAGTTCGATTATTCTCGGTCTTAACAAACAAGACCAGATTAAAGCTCTACGCGATGTCGGCTTTACAGACATCGCTGACAATGCTACGTGGTCTGACATCGTTAATCATATGAGGTGGGCCGGTGGTCTGCGCGACCTGCAAGTGGCTACATATCTCAAGACCTCGCTCAGAGACCCGTCGCCGCAAAGGTCTTATTTCTCTGAAAACCAATGGCAGACGATGACCGTGAACGAGAGGTCAAAGTTTGTTCCGTTCGGCGTGGCCATACGTGCTGAGCGCATGGCTTTCGTGTTATCGCTTCAAAACGCCACATCAGACTCTACCATTCGTTTTGTGTGGGGTCCTACGAACATCAATGTGCCCGGTCTTAAAGATTTTAGTAACAAAAACGAGGGGGTGTTCGAAGATGTTGACGGCGAGGCTAATACCGACCTTATTCTTGCATGTGCCAAGGAGCAAGGGGCCAGCTTTCCTGCCGCTACCGTTGCGCGGTCTTATAAGGCTTTCACTAAGGCTGCTGACAGCACGGCTATCGACGACCCGACCAAATGGTCGCTTCCAGCCTACGGCCAGTTGCGCTTGCTATATAAATACCGTGAAGAGATAAGAAAGTTTTTAACAAATAATCTCGGTTCTTCATATTCTTTAACACTTGATTGGTATTGGAGTAGTACTGAGTGGGATGCTGGTAGCGCTTGGTACGTGGGCCTCAACGGCGGCAACGGCAGCGGCAGCAGCAAGACAAACGCGGGCTTCGTCCGCCCGGTGGCAGCATATTAGCTCTTTAACCCTTTAACTCTTTAACTGTCAGATAGTTATATCAATCCGCTTTGTGGCTGCATGTCTAATCAGCCGCGAAGCGGCTTTTTTTATTAATAAAAATTAATAAACAGGGGTACAATAAATTTGTTAATTTTTAGTTAATTATGTTATGGCTAATCAACGACTTGCACAAACACTCCCAATTTACAAACAGACTTACGAGTTGCTGCTGATGATAGTCCGCGCTCGCAAACAGTTTTCCCGAGAATACAGATATGATCTCGGGAGCCACCTTTTCGAGTCTGCACTTCGCTGTCTTGAGCTTATACAGAAAGCCAACACAGCTATACCGGCACCAGACTATTTGCCTCAGTTCAACGGTGAGACAAACAAGTCTGCTAATGGCTTGATTCGTCTGGCTTGTATGTTTATTGATGAGTGGCGCAATCGTCGTACAAGCCGTAGACAATATCTCGAGGAGTTTATCGTAGAGTTCGGCACTGTCAAGATGCTGATCGGAGTATGTAAAGAGCTGGAGCAGATAACCAATTCCACAGCAGCGCAGATGGCTGTTCTTACCGAGAGTATCGGTAGACAAGCTACTGCATGGAAGAAGACTGCACAGTAGCCAGAGTCATAATTCTCAACATCAGGGCATTATGAGTGAGCAATATTTTTCTTTATATGGGTCGCTCTCTTCTTCTTCGCTTGAGGGAGAAAAGAATTACATAGTAGCGACAGCGAGTGAGTGGGATGCTGGTAACGCTTGGAACGTGAACCTCAACAACGGCAACGGCAACAACAACAACAAGACAAACGCGGGCTTCGTCCGCCCGGTGGCAGCATATCAAGATTATGTCTACAACACTCCGACTTCGTTTTTCGATGCCGCAGAGTCCTGCGACAAGAACAAACGGTCATCTGCTGATTGCATCGAATTCTCCTTAAATGCTTCCGACAATATTGTCCGTCTGTGGCGCGACGCTGTAACATTAAGTTATGAGCCGTCGCCTTCAGACGTTTTTATTGTACCTTACCCCGTCAAACGTGAGGTTTTTGGCGCCCAATACCGTGACCGTATCGTTCATCACTGGATAGCAGAGCGCATAGATCCATTGCTTGAAGCAAGGTTTAAACGACAATATAACGTTTCAAAAAATTGTCGTAAGGGTTTTGGTTGCCTTACGGCAGTGAAGTCTCTCGCTTCTAAAATCTACAGCATTACCGAGGGGTATACTAAAGATGTTATTGTTATACGGCTTGATATCAAGGGGTTCTTTATGTCTATTGATAAAGATATTTTATGGTGGATGTATGAGGACCTTATCATGGCTGACTATCATAAACCGGACAAAGACCTGCTTCTCTATCTGCTTCGTAAGACCATTTATGACGCTCCGCAACATCATTTCATTCGTAGGTCTCCAAGGTCTGCTTGGGACGATTTGCCTCCGGACAAATCGTTAATGGGCAATGATCCTCGCATAGGTATAGCTATAGGCAAGCTGCCTTCACAGCTTTCAGCCAATTTCTACATGTCTGTGCTTGTTGATTATCTTCTTAACGAACTCAAAGTTGAAGAGCTTGAGATGTTCATGGACGATTTCGTCATTCTTGACTCCAAGGGGTTCGAGCATGCACGTGCTATGGTGTCTAAAATAAAGGTATTCTGTAAAGATGTGTTACACATCAATCTTCATCCCAAAAAGATTTACATACAGCCTTATCAGCATGGTGTGCTCTATGTCGGTGCAATGATTAAGCCTAACCGTATATACATTTCTAAACGTACACTCGGTGCTGCTTATCGACGCATACACTTTTACAACAGCAAACTGCAAGCGGGCGAGGGCGAACAGTGGGCAGAGAGGTTCGTGGCCACTATTAACAGTTATCTCGGCTTGATGATTCATTATAACACATACAACAAGCGCAAGAAGCTGATTTCGTTGTTCGATAGAGGGTGGTATAAATTCATCTATGTCGAGGGGCATTTCAAAAAGATTGTGCTACGAAAGCAATTCAGACCTATTCAGAAAATTAAAAAGCAGATAAAAAATGGCAATCACAAACAATTCTTCATGCCAGAACTCGAGCTGGAAGTGGGTTCCGATACAGCAACTTCCAAGCGGGGACTGGCTGTTATTTATCCGGATGGAGCACATCATCGAAGACACATTCGAAATAGAGGTGAAATACCACCGCGTGGAATACTTCCACCGCCCGACGCTTGACGATATCAAGCGCACATGTCATCGCATAGCCATGTGCTATCTCGGTGAGATTAACTACAATCCAGAGACGTTTGACTTCTCGCCTTATCTGGTTTATTGATGTCCGACTGCAGGTCTGCTTTATGGGGTATATTTGCATGAACTAATTTATAATGTTATGCGCAAAATCAATCTCATCATCATTCACTGCACAGCCACTATCGAGGGTCGCGATTATACGGTCAGCACAATAGACAGCTGGCATCGTCAACGCGGATTTGACTGTATTGGCTATCACTACGTAATATATCGTGACGGTACCGTGCATACAGGTCGCTCAATATATAAGGTGGGCGCTCACTGCAAAGGTCATAACGCAAACTCCATAGGCGTGTGCTATGTCGGCGGCGTGGGCAAGGATGGCAATCCTAAAGACACGCGAACACCACAGCAGCGTGACGCACTCGTTAATCTTCTTATGCGTCTGAAGAGACGGTTTCCAAATGCTGTCATACGTGGTCATCGTGACTTCGCGGCTAAAGCTTGCCCGTCGTTTGATGCAACTACCGAATATGCCGACATTTCTAAACTGTAGGGCTTATGGCAGCACAAGGCAACAGCGATCCGCAGCAGATGTCAGCCGGTGAGTTCAACGACCGGGTCAAGGCGTGGGCTGACACCGTGCGCTCACGCTCTCTTGGCACATTGGTAGCCGAGACTCAGGTCTATAGTGGCGACCTAAGAGGCCGTCTGAAGGCTGCTGTCAACAAAGCTCACGACGATGGCTTGGCTCACGCCGTAGCCTTCAAGTTCGTCCGCTACGGCGTATTCGTCGCCTATGGCGTAGGTAACGGTTACATCAGACTCAATGGCAGAGTTGTGCGCGGTTCGCACAATCCGAACCGTCACGTTCCTCCTGGTCCGATTCGCCGAAGACCGGTAGATTGGCTCGACAAGAACGTCGAACAGCAGATGCAGGGCCTTGCAGACATCGCCGCCGAATACTATGGCGACCGAGCAGCCAAAGACGTGCTCGAACAAATAGACCGCGTGACAATTGTCAAAAAACAGCATTAAAAAAAGGCAGGGAGCTTGATTGTTTAGCTCTCTGCCTTTTTTAGTGCTGCAGACCTTACCAACTGTGATTTTTTTGCAGATATTCTTTTGTTTTACCTGTAAACACCCATTTATTATCATCGTTGAGTATAAGGTCTTTTTCCTTCATTTTCTTACGTAACTCGGGGTCGTGTACGTCGTTTTTGCAATATCGTGGCACCCATCGCCAATCACGGTACACCATATCCCGTTTCTTCATTTCCTGACATAGCAGAAGCGGGTAGCCGATGCTCAAGGCTTCCTTAAATTCGGGATATTTCCTGCCAAGGTCGTCATCACACATTTTATTAACTGCCTTGCCTGTGCTTCTCACGAGAAAAACAATTAGCAACACAACTACTAAAATCATGGCTTGTGTCTGAGTTAGATGATACATAATTGTCGTTTTTAGGGTTATTTGTATTTGCAGTAAAGTTAATGTTTTTTTTCGATATATGCAAGTTTTTGCGTGCTTTAATTTGCGTCCTTTGCCAAGATGTTTTTATAGTCTATTTTTGTACCCGTTAATATTGTTTTTTATGGCTAAAACTTATAATCGCACAGTCAAGGTTTTTATTGACGGCACAGAGGTAGAGGGTACTATCCCTGTTATCCAGAAGCGCATTCGTGAACTTACACGCGATGTCAAGAAGATGACTATCGGCACCCAAGAGTATAATGATAAAGTCAAGGAGATTGCACAACTTAATTCTATCCTTGCTGAGCACAAGCGTGCCGTGCGCGGTGTCGTTGAGGAGTCGCAGTCGCTCGGCAAGCGGCTCGGCAATTTGGCTGACTTTTTCAATAAGTGGTACTACTCCCTTCAGACTGGCCTCGATGCTCTCGGTGGTGCTACTACTAAAATCCGCCAAAGTGTCAATGATTACGCTGACATGGAAGAGTCGATGGCGGATGTACGCAAATACACTGGACAAACGGCGACACAAGTGCGCGAAATGAACGAGGATTTCAAGCGCTTAAATACACGTACGACTCGTGATCAACTTAACGATCTTGCTGGTGCAGCGGGTCGTCTCGGCATCACTAATAAGGAGATGATTGAGGAGTTCGTTGATGGTGCTGATAAAATCAAAGGGTCACTTAAAGATGATCTTGGCCCAGGCGCAGTTGAAAAGGTAGGCAAACTCGCACAAATGTTTGGTGAGGATAAAAAGAAGGGACTACGTGGTGCTATGCTTGCTACGGGCTCTGCGGTCAACGACCTTGCTCAATCTTCATCAGCTAACGCTGGTTACATTGTTGACTTTACCGCAGATCTTTCAGGTGTAGCTATTCAGGCTGGCATGACACAATCTCAGATTATGGGTCTTGCGTCTGCCCTCGACCAGAACATGCAGGAAGAGGCAACAGCTTCCACTGTTTTCTCACAGTTGATTACAAAAATGTATCAGGAACCGGCACGTTTCGCTGCTCTTGCAGGTGAAGATGTCAAGAACTTCACCAATTTGCTAAAGACGGATGCTAATGAAGCTTTGTTACGCTTCCTATCTGCCATGCAGTCAACTGGTGGTTTTGAAAAGATGGCACCGCTTTTTTCAGAGATGAAGCTTGAAGGCACACGTGCAGTTGGCGTCCTTTCATCTGTTGCAACACATCTTGATCAGGTGCGCGAGGCACAAGCCGTTGCTAATGATGCGTACAGCAAAGGCACTAGTATTCTTGATGAGTTTGATGTACAAAACTCAACGGTTCAGGCTGGTATTGACAAGGCTAAAAAACAATTTCTTGAACTGAGCATTGAACTTGGTGAGAAACTCTTACCACTTGTTCAGCACGGCATTACTGCAGGTTCTTTGCTCGTCAGAGTCATGAAGATGATATATCAAGTCGGTGAGTTTATTGCAAAACACGCCGTTGCAATATCAGCTGTGGCAGCTTCGCTAATGTTATACAATGGGGTGCTTACTCTAACAATAATAAAAACCAAGTTATACAATGCTTACCTGCGGGTTGCCATAGCTCTTGATACTGCATATAGAGCAACTATGACGCTCACACGTTCGGCAATGGTAGCTCTACATGCCGTATGGGCTTTGCTAACCAGAGGCGTGCAAGGCTACATCGTTGTTATGCGTGCTGCTCGTCTGGCGAGCCTTACAAATCCATGGACGGCTCTTGCGACTGTCTTGTCTATTGTTGGCGTTGCGATTTACTCTGCCGTTAAAGCTTGGCAAGCCCACAAACAGGCTGTGCATGACAATCTGCAAGAGGTAAAGGAGGCCAATGCTATCAAAAAACAGCAAACGGAGATTGACAAGAAGGTAGCAGAGAGCTATATCGAGGAGAAGACTCGCATCCAGCAACTTAACAAAGTCATTCATTCTAACGCTTTCTCTGTTGGCGAGCGTAGAGCAGCCATAGCTGCTTTGCAAAAGATAATACCGTCCTATCATGCCAGCATTTCCAATGAGGGCAAGCTCTATGAGGATAATATCAAATCTGTTAAAGACTATATAAGGCAGCTTGACCGTCTTGCAATGGCGCAAGCCATTAACGAACAGCAAATGGAAATTGCCAAACAAAGGCTAAGTCTTAAGCAGAAGGAGCAGCGCATCAAATACTCCATTAAATCGGTTAATGCCGAGATTGAGGCTCGTCCTGATGTGTATAAAAGCTATACATATAGTTCTGGAGGTCGTAAAACAAGAGGTGTAAGCTATGAGTTGCACAAGAAAGAGCAGGAACGTCAAATACATGAGAATCGTCTTAAAGATAATCTAAGTCAGCAAAAGGTGCTTGATGCTCGTAGCCGTGCTCTTTACAAACTTGTGAATAGCGACAAAGATCTACGTGGTGCTGTCGTTAGTCAAATAACAAAAGATGATACAAGTACTACAAGTAACAACAAAACTGGTCACTATGTTTCGCCCGAAGATGCAGCCAAAGCAGCTCGTAAGGCAGCAGCTGGCAAATATAAAGCAGAGGTTGATGCCAACGAAAAGGTTCAGAAAGAACTCGACTCCATCACTGCAGAGTACGAGACCAAGCGCACACAGGCCAAGCAAGCTTACCTCGACGGCTCTATCGCTACTCAAGAAGACTATAACCGTAAGGTTGAAGACCTTGAACTCGAAGAGCTTAACAAAAAACTTGAGGTCGCTGGTCTTGAGCCGAAGAAGCGTGCCGAGATAGAAAAGAAGGTTCTTGACTACAAGGTTAAGCTTTACGACCAGCTTCGCGAGATTGAGCAGTCGTTCGGCAACACAGAAGCTGAGCAGCTCGCTCATGAGCTTGACAACATCAAGCAGAAGTATGACCATGATCTCGCTCTTCTCAATAATCTTCATGACAAGAAACTCATCAGCGAGGAGCAATATCAGGCTGATTTAAAAAGACTCAATGAACGGTATACGACAGACACTGATAAGGCCAATAAAGAATCTGCTGACCGCTATATCAGTGACGCTAAGACTACATTTGAGACACTGATGGAGTGGCAACGTAAGGCTAATATCAAGTCTGGCAATATCGAAGAGCAAAGTCAAGCAGAGCGAAGTGAGGCTTGGAAGGGGTATTTGCAAAAACTCCTTGAGGACACAGCGCTTACCGGTGAGCAACGCCTGGCCATACAGCAGCAAATTGACGATGCCGACATCGAGCAGACCAAAGAGAATCTCAAACAGAAGCAGGACCTCACGCAGAAGTATAACGATATCGTGTGTAGTGTTATTGTTTCTGCAGGACAGAAGCTTGGCGAAGAGCTTGGCAAGATTCTTCAGGGCGAGAAGGCCGATTTCAAAGACTTCCTCCGTGGCATGCTGTCTCTTATGATAGATGCTCTTGAGAATGTCGTTATTACAGCGCGAGCTGCATCCATAGCAAGAAATGTGGGTACACTCGGACCTGCGGGTCTCGCTAAAGCAGCGATAGAGACAGCGCTTGTCAAGGCGGCTTTTGAAATGGCCAAAGCTGCAGTAGGCAGTTTTGATGTCGGCGGCTTCACTCCGAACGGTCCATGGGACAAACCACAAGGCATAGTACATTCCAACGAGTTTGTTGCTAATCGCTTTGCTACTGGCAACCCTAACGTGCTCCCAGTTCTTAACCTCATCGACGAGGCACAGCGCTCTGGCAGCGTTTCGCGTCTATCTCCAGACGACATCGCTGCAGTCATCCCACAGCAGCGTCATTTCGGTGGCGCTACGTCCAGTGCCCATGGCTCGTTTGTACAGCATAGTCAAGTGCAACAACCTACAGCTGATGCAGCCCTTACAGCTGTACTCTCTCGCGTGGTACGCTCGCTTAACTCTCTCGATCGTCGTTTTGCTGCGCCTATCGTGGCCGAAACATACGCGACCGGCAAACACGGCACAATAGAGGCTGAGCGACTTGTTGACAAAATGAAGTCTAATGTTAGCAGAAAAAGAAAATGATAAAATTGCTTATCGATGGCAGCGAGGTGCATCTCGCTGCCGATATCTCCCTTGAGTTCTACGACCGCAACCCGTTCTTCACGTCCGAAGGTCAGCACACGCTTGATATTGACATCTCGCTTGCAGACCCGGTTAATGCCGTTGTCTATAACGCCATGCACCGCATCGATGTTACTCGCCGCCCACAAAATCGTCAGGCTATTCTCTATTGCGAGAAAGGTGTCATCATTAAGGGTACTGAGATTATCCTTGAGATTAACGAACGCAGCGTCAAGATTCAGATTGTATCCGGCAACTCAGAGTTCAATTATCTCATAGGTGGCGACCGCTATCTGAGAGACCTCGATCTTGGTGATGCAGGTACTATTACTACAGAGACTGCAGAGCGTTCTTTGTACAGTCATTATCCAGAGTTTGACTACGTTTGTACGCCTGTGGTGGCTAAAGCAAAGATTGCTAACGGTATTGGCAATGAGCTGCGGCCAAGCTCTACTATATATAATGAGGTGAATGAGGTGGCAAAAGCCACTACGGTCAATCTGAAGAGTGGCACTACAATATGTCCACAGCCTTATCTTGTCGCCGTAGTGACACGTGTGCTCAAAGCTCTTGGCTATACAATAGCCTACGATGCTATTGCAGCTAATGTTGAGCTTAGTCGTCTGATACTCGTACATGGGTACAAGACGACAAAGTATAATAAGATGGTTGAGAACTGGACGGTATCTGATTTTATTTCTGAGGTTGAAAATCTTTGTGGCGTTTGTTTCGTCGTTGATAATATGGCAAAATCTGTAGAGATACAGACGGTTCGTGACTATTACAAGAGTGCTGCTGTTGAGCATATAAAACAGAATGATGTAATAGGTGACATAAACAAACAGTACGACCAGGATCCTCCAGATAATCTCGTCTATCATAACGTGGCATACAAGTTCCCGAGTACTGACATCTATAAGTTCTACGCTCTCGATCCTGATTTCGAGAAGCGCATTACGTATGAGTCCTGCATGCCTGAGGCGGACAACATGGATAAATACTGTAAGCTATATAATGTGTGGTATCAGATATTTGGTGGCGATACAGACTTGTTCAATACAAGTGACAACAAACCGCCACAAGCTATTCGTGATGCCTACCATTCTATGGTAGCGTATAACGATAATACCAAACGTCCCAATCCAGACCTTACATATATAGGTCTTCCTTTGGAGTTTCCCTTTATAGTTCGTTCCGTAGAGGGTACGGGTGTTAAAGATGGTGTCTCGTACTGCACCCGCCTGACTATGATTAATCAGTTCGGGCCAAGGGTGGACGATACAACTTCCGACAAGATGGAGTTGCGACTCGTACCAATCGAAAATGTGTTTTCACCCCTTCATGATTATTACTGGTACCCTATGCCAATAGTTGAAAATGGCGATGGTGATGTTGGCACTGTGACTGACGAAGATGCTGGTAAGGGCATAGCAGAACGGCTATACAACAGCACATCCGAAGCTTCTGCTAAAGACAATATGTATGTTGGCTTCTACATGGGTGTTAGCAAGTTTGATTGTAACGGTGAGGCAAAGGATGACAAATACCCGGTTGTGCCGGTTACTATAAACAGCCGTCTTCAGATGGTGTCACGTCCGAGTGGCCAACCGTCTGTAGGTTATAAGTATTGGGAACTTCAGCGTGTCATGTACGTCAACGCAGATGGTAACTATGACCTCTCTATCAACTCCACGACTGGCATGTATGTCACACACTGGCAGATTCCGCAAGAACTCGATCTCACGACTGTATACACTATCCGCTTCCGTTCGCTGCAACGACGTGATGCCCGGCACATTTTCAATATCTCCGGACGAAAGTTCTACTGCCAACAACTCAAATACGATGTTGTTGGCGGTAGACTCTCAGACATCATCGAGGGCACATTCTATCCTCTGAAATAGCTAAAAGCTATCCTCATAGTCCTTCAGCGCAGCATTTGCCCGCTTTATGTCATGAGGTACATAGATATTTGTGATGTCAATGCTCGAATGTCGCGCCTGATCACGCACTGATACGGTGTCAACGTGCCCGCGTAACATATTCGTTATGCCGGTATCCTTCAGTGAGTAGAACTTGTATCGCTCGGGGAGCTTCAGTTCCTTACGCAGCACCCGCTGCCAGTAGTCTCTGAAGCATTTCTCTGAGCGATACTCCCTTCCGGGCTTGAAGTCTCTCGAGAACAGATAGTCGCTACCTGCTGCATCGAAGATTCTCAGGTCAATCATCAGCTGCAGTATTTTTTTAGGTAATGTAACCACTGCGTCACTATGGTTCTTTGCATTCTCACCATGTACGTAAATCAGCTGTTTCTTCACCTTGATATCCTCAATCTTAATCCTCGACATCTCGTGCGGTCGTAGAAACGTATAATATAATATGTATGTCGCAAGTAAGAAGTGAGGGTTCTTTGCTTCAAGATATTCACGCAGACGCAACAAGTCTTCTTCGCTTATGACGTCGCGGTTCTTGTGGTGAGAGTAGCGCATTACAGACCGAAAACCGTCAGTCGGGTTCTTTGGTACGTACATTCTCTGGAGTAGCCATGTTGAGAATGTCTTCAGCCACGCCAAATAGTTATTGCGAGTCTGAAGTGTGTTGTTACGCTCAACAAATACGTAGTCAAGAAATTTGCTGACAATGCGACGATCGAACTGATAGATGTAGTATACGTTCTTGTCAGCTATCCAGTCTTTTAGTATTTTCATGTAGCTCATATAGCTTGCTACAGTCTCCATGCGGTATCCATTCTCTTTCACCATCTTAGCAAGCCATTCTTCGTACTTCATGCACACATCATCAAATAGGGCATATTCAGCAGAAGTGGAGCTCTCTATAAACGGGTTCCAGCCTCCTAATAGCTTTTCTGTCAACGCCTGCATCAACTGCATAGCCTTCTCACGCTGTAGGCGCTTGTTCTTGAAACGACCAAGCATAATTTTCTTGATCTTCATCTTGCCGGTAGCCGGATTAAAGGCAGTGAAAGACACATAACACTCCGATGCCTGATGAAAAACAGGCGGAGTCCAGCCCTTGAGCTGATTAATAACTGATCTGTTTGGGCACATTTTTTTGTCCTCTACATTTTTACACATGTCGAGGACTAAGTTAAACAAATAATTTTTGAAGCTTTTTTAACACGCCGAACTTTCGCCGAGTGTATTAAAGCGACAAAGGGTTAAAATACTGAATTTCAGCATCTTAACCCCTTAACTGTCGGGATGACAAGA